CGTGCGCGTTGACAGCGCCACGCCTGGCACCTTTGCCGAGGTCGCTGGCCAGATCAGCGTTACGCTGGATCGCGGCGAAACCTCGTTCAGCACTATCGACAAGTCTGCGGTGGTTGAAACCACCGGGCGCGCGATGCGCAACTACAGCCTGTCGCTTGAGTATCGCCCCGATCTGCCCGATGCGGCAGGCCACACGCGCCTTGAAACGATCTTTGCCAGCGGTGCGGCCACGGTCATTCAGGTGGTCAAGACCGGCACGCCTACGGTGGTTTTCGCCTGCTCAATGCGCGTTGCGTCGATGAACACCGGCAGCCCGCTGAATGACGTGAACACCATCAATGTTGCGTTCACGCCTGTCGCTGCGCCGTCCACCGATGTGCTGGTCTAACCAGTGATTGATAAGCTGGGCCGCGCGCCTTCAGGCTATGCCGATGCGGTGCTGGATCGCATCGGCACCACCCCGCGCGATGCACTGACCGGCCCGCTGCCGCCAGGCTTTGGCGTCATGGCCGCAATCGCTGCGCCGCTGCTTCGTCACAAGGCCACCGTTCCTGAACTGGCCAGCGCAATGGCGGCAGAGGCGGGCGAATGGACGTGGCGCGCGGCGCTGCTTGATGCAATCGCAACCAACGAAACGGTGATTGATGACTGAGCCAAACACACGCGGCGAAGTGACAATTGATCTGGACGCCACCTATGTGATGCGCCCGTCTTATGAAGCCATTGAGGCGATTGAGACGGCGACCGGGCGCGGTGTGGTGGCGCTGGTCAATCTGGCGGCACAGGGCGAACTGAGCCTGAAAAACGCCGCCATCATCGTGACTGAGTGCATCCGCGCATGGGGCAAGCAGCAGGCGGCAAACGGCAACGATCAGCCCGAAGCGCGTTCAGCAACTGGCGCACGGCCTGAAAAGGTGGCGCGGCTGATCCACGAACATGGGCTGGTGCAGGCCACCGAGCGTTGCGCCATTGTGCTGATGGCAGCCGCGACCGGCGGCGTGACGGCATCGGGGGAGTGGAAGCCGGTGACGGAAACGGCGACCCCCGTCGCCGGCTGATGGGCATCTGGACGGCAGTGTTTCATCTGCCTCCGTCGTCGTTCTGGCAGGCCACCCCGCATGAGGCGTGGGCCGCGCTGGAAATCCATAAAGAAATCAACGCACCGAGGTGATGCATGGCTGAAGATGTGCAGCGCCTGCTTTTGCAGATTGACGCCAGCGCCACCCTGTTGCGGCAGGAAGTCACCAAGGCGCGCAACGATATTGATGGCTTTGCTTCCGGTGCCGAACGCCGCCTATCTGGGTTAGAAGGCGCATTTTCTGGCCTTGGTCGTGGGGCAGGGGTGGCTGCCCGTGCGCTTGGTGGCATGGCGGGGGGCTTTTTGGCTGTAGGTCAAGCCGCCGCTCTTGCTGTGAATGCTACCCGCGAAATGCAACGTCTAACTGCGCAGCTTGAAGTTGCGACGGGCAGTAGTGCGGCAGCGGGCGCAGCATTCAATGACCTAACTAAGTTTGCCGCAGAAACACCCTATACGCTGGCACAGGTAACTGAGGCTTACATTAAGCTGAAAAACCTTGGCATTGACCCAACAGAAGAACGCCTTCGTTCGTTTGGTAACACCAGCGCGGCGATGGGTAAGGATTTGATGCAGTTTATTGAGGCTGTCGCTGACGCCTCAACCGGCGAGTTCGAACGTCTAAAAGAGTTTGGCATCCGCGCCAGCAAGGAAGGCGACAAGGTGCGCTTTACCTTCCAAGGCGTGACCAAAGAGGTTCAGTTTAACGCCAACGCCATCACAAACTATCTTGAGGAAATCGGTCGCACCAAGTTTGGCGATGCTATGGCGAAGCAGGCCGCTACGATTGATGGCAAACTATCAAATCTTGAAGATGCTACTGCCAAACTAGGCCGCGCGCTGGGCGGTCTTGGGATCGGCAACGCAACAGGCGCAGGGATTCAATTTCTTACTAACCTGATTAATGACGCCGCCGATGCAACAAAAGGGCTAGGCGATGGGCTAACAACGTTGGCAAAAGCTGCGGCTGAGTTGTTTGACCGCGCAGCGGGTGTTGACGCCCCTCGCCAGCGTGGCCCGTCTGCCGAAACTATAGCGGAACGCCGCAAACGTGAAGAAGGCGTTATTCAGCAATTACCGCGCGGCAGCGCCATTCGCGGCCAGATGGAGGACGAATACCGCACACGCTATGGCCTAAACGCTGATGCTGCGCTGTTTGAAGAACCTGAAATTGAAGTTGCGTTTAGCCGCAGCAAATTTGCCAAACGGGAAGCCGCCGCCAACAAGGCGAGGATAGCAACGGAAAAGGCAACGCGGGACGCGCTGAACAATCGCCGCAAAGGCATGACTAACCGCATTGATGTGCTAGAAAGCCTAGGGCTTTCGCCAGAGACAACAAGGCGCGAAACTCAACTGGTTAAAGATCAATTTGAGGGCAAGCCAGTTGACTTTGCGACTCGCGCTGTTCGTGGCGATTTCGACAGTCCTATTAGTGATCCCGTTCAAGCGTTTATGCAGGCACAAATGCCGATTGCACAAATTAAGGTCGATATGACCGCAATCGAAAAGTCTGTGGCTGGCATTAGCTCAGTGAAGTTGATCAGCGCAGAGTCGGTAGCGTTTGCCGATGATTTTTCCAAAAACCTTACAAGCGGGCTTTCGCAGGCGATTATCTACGGCCAGAGCCTTGGCGATGCGCTGGTAAACAGCATCAAAGCCGCTGCTGCGGAATTGGTTGCGTCTGGGCTGCTAAATCTGCTGTCAGGTGGGAAGCGTGGCACTAGCTTTGGCGACAGCCTGAGCGCGCTGGGTAGCATCTTTGGCGGTGCGCGCGAAACCGGCGGCAGCGTCATGCCGGGCAAAGCCTATGTGGTCGGCGAAAAGCGCCCTGAATTGTTTGTGCCATCAAGCGCCGGTTACATCATGCCGCGTGTGCCGAGCGGGCAGGGCGGCGGCGGGCAGCAGTCGGTAAACGTGACGGTCAATCCGTCGCCGCTGTTCATCACCACGGTGGCGCAAGGCGCACAGGCGGCAGCACAAGAGACGCTGCGCAAATCCACGCGCCAGCGGATGCCCATGTCGGCGGGGGTGTAAAATGGCAATTATCGACTTTCCCGCTGGCATCCCCCTGCGCGCCGTCAACTGGCGGCAATCGGGCGGCGTTGTCCGCAACCGCAGCGAGTTCACCGGCAAGACGCGCGAACTGCGCATTGGGCCGAGCGCAAGGTGGACGTGCGATCTGGATTTCGTGCCGACGAACAGCGTAAGCGCGCTGAACCTCTTGCGCGAGTTCCTGGCTGATATGGCGCAGCCCGGTGATGGGTTCCGCCTGCAAGCTGTTGAAGCCGCGCAGGCTGTCTCTCCGGTGCCGGTGACGTGCCTGGTCAATGGTGCCAACCAGCTTGGGCAAACGCTCAATCTGGATGGCCTGCAAGCCAGCGTTACGAATCTCCCTGCCGGTGCGATGATCTCTGTCCCGATCACGACCGATGACCGACAGCTATTCGTGCTGCGCAGCGCCTTGACCGCCAATGCCAGCGGGCAGGCGGCGGCAACGCTGGCAACCCCCTTGCGCGGCCCACCGGCTGACAACGCTGTGGTGCAGATTCATTTTCCGGTTGCGGCCATGCGGCTGAGTGACAGCGCAATCAACTGGGCCGTGTCGCCGGGCGGCGTCTATGACTTCCAGCGTTTGACGGCAGAGGAGTTTTTCTGATGCCGTTGGTTGATGCCACGCTGACAGCCACGCCAAACTCGGCCATCCTTTTCTTTGCTGACTTCGTTGATCTGCCGTTGCGCGGTGCCTATGCGCCTTGCCCGATCCATGTGCCAACCGGCCTCACTGATAGCGACAGCGATTGCGCCGGCTTCACGTTTGACGTGATCGACAGCAAGGTGTTGCAAGTTGGCAATGTCAGTCACGATGACGGCGGCAGCGACACGCTTGGCTTCACGCTGCAAGCTGACCCTGCCGACACCGCGCTCATGTCAGCCATTGAAAACCCGGCGCTTTATGCTGGCCGGCGCGTGAGGGTGTGGCTGGCAATCTACAACACAGCAACCGTGACCAGCGGCGGCGCGACCGTTACTGAACTGCGCCCGCTTTATCGGGGCTACATGGCGCAGCCGTCACAAGACGCAGACGCAGGCACCTATGTCATCACTATGTCGGCAGAGAATTATCTGTCGCTGTTAAGTGGCGCGCAGAACCGCACTTATGTGCAGTCCAACCTTTACGATGCCGGCGATCTGTCCGGTGCGGTGCGCATGTCTGGCACCACGCCGGGGATGCCGGGTGGTGGCGGCAACTTCCCGCAATGGGACGCTAGGGAGCGCGAACTGTGAGGCTGTCCACCCGTCACCCTGATTGGGAGCCGCGCCTTGCCGCGTGCGTCGAGGATTGGACGGCGCGCGAATACAGCTTTGCTTGGGGCTGCGATTGCGTGGCCTTCGTGCTGGCCGGCATTGAGGCGGTTGCAGATGAGCGGCTGACCTTTGACGGTGCCACGCCTTACCGCAGCGCAGCGGGGCAAGGGCGCTGGCTCAAGGAGATGGGCTGGGGTTCACTGCTTGATGCTGCTGATGCCACGCTAGGGTCTCGCATTGGCCCGTTGCAGGCGCACCGAGGTGACGTGATCAGCGACGGCAGCGCGCTTGGCCTGATGACAGCAGCCGGGCCGCTTGTGTTCAGCGAGGGCGGCATGGTGGCGATTGAACGCGGCAGCATTGTGGCCGCTTGGCCGGTGGGGCGCTCCGATGGGTAAGGCGGTCAAAGCCATTGTCGGCATTGCCATCACTGCGGTTGGCTTTGTAACCGGCAACGCCGCGCTGTTCCTCGCCGGCCTTTCAATTACGCAGAGCGGCCTCAAACAGGCGCTTGGCCCCTCTGTAAGGTCAACGCTCACCCCGTTTGACCCAAAGAGCATTAACCCTGATCCGGCATCACCGCGCAAACTGGTCTTTGGCCAGACCACGTTCCCGGTCGATCTGCGTTATGCCGAGCCAAGCGGCACCAATCAGGAATATATCGATTACATCTTTGCCCTGGCCGCGCACAAATCGGACGCCATCAGCGAAATCTACATTGAGGATGATCTTGCATGGACAGTGGGCGGGGGCGCTCAAGGCAAATACGTTGGTTATCTGACTGTCGAGGTCATTCTAGAAGCCGGCAGCGGCGCATATCACACCGTGAACGCCGGGACGATCTGGGGCAGCAGCACGCGGATGACGGGCTGCACCACAATGAAGGTGCGCGTGAAGCGCAGCGACAACAGCAAGACAAGCCAATCACCGTTTAGCAGCGGAATCAATGGGCGTTGGGCTGTCATCGGGCGCGGCATTCCGGTTTATGATCCGGCGCTTGACAGCACCGTGCCGTATGGGCCGACATTAAATTTAGACTTTATTAACCAGACTTACGCTGCCGGTAGTGGCACACAGCGCGCCGCCAATCAAACCACATGGGCTTACACCGCAGGCACAGCGCGCGGCAACAATCCGGCGCTGCAACTGCTTACATATCTGTTGGGCTGGCGCATTGGCGGCGTTGTGTCGGTCGGCTGCGGCCTGCCTGTTGATACGATTGATTTGCCATCGTTCGCCATCGCTGCTGCGTTGTGCGATGAAAGCGTTGCGCTTGCCGCTGGTGGTTCGCAGCGCCGCTATGAAGCGGGCCGCGCCTTTGCTGACAGTGATGATCCGCTGGCCGTGATCCGCACGCTGCTGGACGCCATGAACGGCGAACTGGTTGATGACGGCGGTCGGCTTTCGCTGCGGCTTGCAGTCAACGATCTGACGCCTTCGTTCACAATTACCGATGATGATTTTGTCAGCGGCTATTCGTGGAAGCCTGCCGCACCGATTGAGCAACAACACACCGTGGTGCGTGGCCGTTACAGCGCACCAGGCGCAACTCTGTATGGCTTGGTAGATTATCCCGAAGTCGCCATTGCGCGCACGTCGATTGCCCCGCGTCCGCTGACCCTTGAACTTAGCGCCGTTCAAGACCCGCGCCGTGCCGAGCGCATCGCCAAACAAGCGGCCCAGCGCAACCTCTATCAAGGCACGTTCGCCGTCACGCTAGGCGTGCGTGGCTGGTTGCTGCGGCGCAACATGGTGGTTGCTGTAACATCGTATGCGCGCGGGTGGACGGCCAAGCTGTTCCGCGTCCGGTCGCTGGGCTTCAATGCAGACGCGACGGTTGAGGTTGTGCTGCGGGAAGAAAATGCGGCCATCTATGCGTGGTCGGCCAGCGAGAGCGCACAGGTCACGCCGGTCGCGCCCGTCGTGTTTGACAGCCGGGCGGCTGCAAGCTGGCTGATGGCGGATATTGAGCCTGGTGCAGATGTTACTAGCGCCAACACTTCCGCCAACAGCAACGCGCTGGGCGGCACGCCAGCGGCAACGGTGGCAACAAACATCACCACCGCCGGAACCACTGCGCTCTGGCCAAGTGTCACCGGCACAGGCCGCCCTGCTGATTATGCGGATGTGACCGCCGATGCGCTGGTGACGCTGCGCCGGGGTGATTGGCAATCCGGCGTCACCTATCTGCGCGGGCAAAGCGTGGTGCGCAACCGCAGCAGTTATGTGTCGCTGGTGAATCACAGCAGCAGTGCCGGCAACGGCCCGCCCGGCGCAAACTGGGGCCTGGTCGCCGATGGGGGCGTTGATGGCACAAACGGCACGAACGGGGCAAATGGTGCGCCTGGGGCCAACGGCACTAACGGCACGAACGGGACGCCCGGAACCAATGGCATTGACGGCATTGACGGCATAGACGGAAAGCTGGTTGAATTTATCTGGCGGCGCGCGGCGTCGGTTCCTGCCACGCCCACAGGCAACGGCATCCCGGCAGGCTGGAGCGACAACCCGCCCGCTGGCAGCGATCCGCTGTGGATGAGCCGAGGCAAACAGGAACTTGATGGCACGCTGATCGGCACATGGTCTGCGCCGATCCGCCATGATGGCCCGCCTGGTGCAACAGGTGCAACCGGGCCTGCTGGGGCCAACGGCGCAAATGGTGCGCCCGGCGCAACTGGTGCAACAGGCGCAACTGGCGCGCAAGGGCCAACCGGCGTTGCAGCTCCTCCGATCAAATCACTCTCAACCGGCGCGGCACAGCTTGACCCGATCCGCTTGGTGAATGGCCAGACGGTGACGGCAGCGGCTGAACTCTATCTCAACACTGGCGGCGTGTCTGGCGTGTGCAGCTTAACATTGCAGATCAGTGAATCCGGCGCGGGCAGTTGGGCGACGATGACCAGCGGCACTGTGACCGACAGCCAGCCCACCAGTGAGGCGGTTGAACTAGTGATCACGGGCGCAACCTTCACCAACAGCGGCGCAGATCGGCTGTTTGATATTCGCGCAATCTCCACGCGGCAGTCTCGTTCAGTGAACGTGCCGCTGTCCTATGTGCGAGTGATTTGACGCAGTTACCGACCATGAAAGGTGCAGCGCGGCGCACCTATCCACAACATGGAGAGCGCGATGACGGCACAGCCCAGCCATGCCGATTTGGCAGTCTCAATTGCGCGCTTGGAAGAACGCCTCGATGCGCTTGACGCCAAGATCACGCCGGTCAGCGAGGTCTATCAAGCGGCGAAAGTGGGCGGCAATTTGCTGAAATGGCTGGTGGGTATGCTGGCAGCCATTGCGGGGATTGCGGCGTTTATTTGGGGTGCGCCCAAGTGAGCATTACGCTTGCGCGCAATTTGACAGAGGTTGATCCAGCGCAGGATGCCGCGATTGCTGATCTGGCTGAACGCCTTGGCAGCATGAACAAAGCCGCTGCCGAGTTGAACGTCAGCCGCGCAGCAGTGCAGAACGCCTGCCATCGGCATCAGCGCCGCACTGGTGACTTCACAGGCGGCATCCCTGCCTCGCCGGAACGTGACGGCGGCGGTGCCTATGTCGTCAAAGGGGTTTCGACCTACTTTGACGCGGACGGCAACCAGCGCGGGCAGTGGGTAAAAACCAGCCTCGATCAAGAGCGCCGTGATGAGGCAATCCGCGCTGCGTTTGAGGCGATGGCTGCTGACTTGCCGCGCGCCGATCCTGTTGCGTCGCCTAGCGTCACGTCTGCGCTGCTGTGCAACGTCTACACTTTTACCGATTACCACATGGGGATGCTGGCCTGGCACAAAGAGGGCGGCGCTGATTGGGATATCGGCATTGCCTCGCGGGTGCTTGACGGTGCGTTTGCCGCTATGGTTGCCGGTGCGCCTGCTGCTGATACGTGCGTGATCGCACAGCTTGGCGACTTCCTGCATTATGACGGGCTGGTTGCCGCCACCCCTACCAGTGGCCACCCGCTTGACGCAGACGGGCGCTTTTCCAAGATGGTGAGCGCCACCATCAAGGCGCTGCGTGGGTTGGTTGACCGGGCATTGCTGAAGCATCGCCGCGTCATTGTTCTGATGGCCGAGGGCAACCACGATTTGGCATCGTCGGTATGGCTGCGGCACATGTTCAAGGCGCTCTACGAACATGAGCCGCGCGTTGAGGTCATCGACAGCGAACTGCCTTATTACGCCTTTGAGTTTGGCTCGATCATGCTGGGCTGGCACCATACGCACCTTTCCAAAATGGACGGCCTGACAAGCATATTTGCTGCGCAATTCCGGGCAATGTGGGGGCGGTGCAGCAAGGTTTATCTGCATACCGGGCATCTGCATCACCGCCGCCTGAAGGAAGATGGCGGGGCGATTGTGGAGCAGCACCCAACGCTATCGGCAAAGGACGCCTACAGCGCGCGCGGCGGCTATCATGCCGAGCGGGCGGCCATTGGCATCACATACCACGCACAGTTTGGCGAAGTCGCGCGCAACACCGTGCGGCCCGAAATGCTGGAGGCAGCATGAACACGCTCGACGCCCTGGACGCGCTGCACAAAGCGTATGAAGCCCGCGATGCCGCGCGTGACCGCGCTGTGGCCGAGGTCGAGCGCCAGTTCGCCGGCATTATCAAGCGCAGGCAGCAGGAATTTCAGGACGCCATCAGGCGCGCGACGGGGGCCGACACATGCAATGGATGACAGAAGCGCGCCGCCACATTGGGCTGCGCGAGGTGCCGGGCGGTGCCAGCAACCCGGTAATCATGTCGTGGGGCAACCGTCTTGGCGCTAAGGTGCTGGGCATTGCTTACGGCAACGATGGGGTGCCTTGGTGCGGTCTGTTTGTAGCTCACTGCATCACCCAGGCTGGCTTGAAACCGCCGCCCATTGCGATCCGTGCGAAGGCGTGGGCGTCTTGGGGCGATAGCGTCGGCACGACTGCCACGCGCCCGCCGCTGGGCTGTGTCGCCGTGTTTGGCCGCGACGGTGGCGGTCATGTAGGGTTTGTCGAAAGCGTCAACACGGACGGCAGTCTGAACATCCTTGGCGGCAACCAAGGCGATGCGGTCAACGTGCGCCGTTTTCCGCGCGCCCGGCTGCTTGATCTGCGCTGGCCCAAGGGCGTGGCGCGGTCATCGCCTGCACCGTGGGCGGGCGCTGCGGCGGCAGACACAACGGGAGAAGGCTGATGATTGAATACATCCGCGCCAGGTTGCGCGAAAAATCTACTTACGCCGGCTTTGTCGCAATTGCGTTGGGCGTCTCGCTGCTAATCATTCCGATGATCATGCCGGCTGATGCTGCCGCGCTGACCAGCCAAAACGTGCAATGGCTGATCACCGCGCTGTTTGCGTCTGGCCTGGGCGGCATCATCTGGCATCGCAAGGTCTAACCATGTTCATGCCAGCGTGGGCAATCCGGCTTGCACCATATGCCGCTGGCATCTTGCTGGCGGTGGGGGCGTATTTCTGGGCATACAGCAACGGCAGGCAGGCAGAGCGGGCGAAGTGGCAGGCGCGTGAGATCGCCGCTGTAGCAGCCGCACAGGCCAAGAGCGCGGCATTGCAAGCCCAAGTCGATGCTGCGGGCGTGGCACTGTCTGAACAGGCGGCTGCGATTGATCGGATAACCCATGTTCAGAAACTGAACACAAGGACGTTTTATGTTCAGAATCCTGCTGCCAACGTCGCTTGCCTGTCTGCTGATCGGCTGCGGGCCATCGCGGACAGTGACACCGCCGTTACGGCTGCCAGCACCACCCAATGAGGCGATGCAGGCGTGCCAGATACCCGCGCTGATGGGCGGGTCTGCTGCTGATGTGGAAGCGGCGCTGATTGAGCGCGGGGCAGCTATTGCGGCGTGCGAGGCAAGGCGGGCGGCGTTGGTGCGGGCGTGGCCTAAGCCGTGAAATTATCCGAGAGGCTCCAGTGGTTCAATATGAACCACCCCGCGCGGGCTTCCACGGTGCATCCGGCGTTTTTTGCAAAAATCGTCCACGGTAAAGCGGCTTTTCTCCACGGTGCGCGGCGCAGGGACGCCCATTTACACCGAGAGGGTCGGGGGTTCGAAACCCTCAGCGCCCACCAATGCCGCCAGTGACTTAGCCGATTCTGCCGAGAGGGGCGGGTGGTTCCAATGAACCAAAACCCGTCTAAAACTCTAGCGCATTGGCCGCAGGAACCATGAAAGACGGGCTGTAGCGACCGTAATGTGTCTCGGTCGTTCTGGTGCTGGTGTGGCCCAGGAATTGCGCAATCAGCTGCATCGGCACGTTTGCTTGAGCCATCCAGACGCCAGACGTGTGGCGAAGCACATGCGGGCTGCACACTATGCCGGCGCGGCGCGATGCATTGGCAAACGCCTTCTTGATGTTGGCCACCGGCTGCCCGGCGTATTCGATGACGTGATCGGTCAACCGGCCTTCGTATGCCTCCTCCAGCGCGGCGCGCGCGCGGCTGTTCATCGGCACCACAACCCGGCGTTTGTTCGTCTGGTGACGGCCTGCCGGGCGAAAGTCGATTGTCCCGGTCGCCATGTCCACGCGATCCCACGTCAGGTCCAGGATGGCCGACATACGCGCGCCGGTCGTTACCGCCAGCACAATGAACAATTGAGCATGGGGCGCGTCGGTCGCGGCAAGCAGGGCGTTCACCTGATCTGGTGTTAGCCATCGGTCGCGAGGCGGGCTGGCGGGCGGCGTCCACAGCTTCGGCGCGGCTTGGCCGAAGTGAAAGCGCAGGCAGGCGCGCAGTAATTCCAGCTCGGTCTTGATGGTGCTGGGGCGCTTGCCGGCGCGCTTTCTGACGGCGGCGTATGCACGGCAATCGTCGGGCGTGATGGCTTTGCCCAGGCGGTGGCCGAAATGTGGCTCTAGCGCCGTCCAGATCGACGTGAAGCGGTCTGTGCGGGCCACCTCTGTCAGCCGGTCGCGGACATAGGCGGGCCACAGATCGGCTACCCGTTCGCTGGGCGCTGCGTTTCGTGCGTTCCAGATTGAACGAGCGCGGGCCTCTGCGAGGCCCCGGTCATCCGTCCCAAGCGCGACACGAATGCGGCCTCGTTCGCCATCGGTGTAGGCGAGGCTCCATTTGTCTCGGTGCTGGACGAGCCTGTATTCTGCTGACACTCGAACCGCTCCACTTCTTCGGGACGAATGCGATACAGTTTCTCCGCTAATTTGAAAGCGCGCAACCGCCCGCTCTTAATAAGAGCGCGCACCGTGGTTTCGCTGCACTCCCAGCGTTCGGCTAATGTGGCGGGGGTGTAGGGGCGGGTCATGGGCATGCTGCCTCTATGTCGTCAGCCAAAATGCCGGCGTGTTGAGGATTGGGCGTCTGGTCGCGCATCACCGCCACTTCGTCGCGTGTGCAGTCAACTGTTCCACGCCAAGGCGCATCGCAGTCGTAGCTGTTACCGTCTGCCAAAAAGCGAACGGGGTCATAGCCCCTGACCACGGTTCCGCAGCCCTTCCATCCACAAATAGTCCGCACTTTGAGCCGAACGCGGGTGCCGGCCTTCATTCGCCCGCCCCCTCAATTGCCGCCCGCCGATCATTGAACAGCGCCACAACGTCCGCATGGGCCTTGGGGAACGCTTCAAGCCGGCCCAGCCCCTTCGCCTTGCCAGCTTGCAGTTCGGCCAGGTCGGTGATCGTCTCGCAGGCAGCGACTTGGCGCATCGTCTCAGCGATCCAATCTTGCGCAGTGGCTGGCAGTTCCACCGTTTGCAGCACGACTGGATCGGCGGCACTTGGCGCAGGCGGGGAGGGCAGCGCAGGCGGGCGGGTGTTCGTCGCCAGCGGCAGAATTTTCATGCCGGCCTTTTTGCCTTTAGCCTTCATGACGACCACATCACGCGCGCCGTCGATGTGGCTCATGTGGCTGATCCGAAGCCCGCCGACCTTCATCCCGCCGAATTGCACTTCTGCATCGCGGAACAACGTCATTGAGCGGCCAACATACTGGTTGGCATCAGCGCCCCACATGGCCACCATGACGCGCCTGATGGTCTTGCAGGGGCGAAACACGCGCTCTTCACCTTCCAGCCACACGTTGACCGGCTGTTCGCCGTCATTGGCCGTTACGCCTCGCACCGTGAAGGTACGCGGGCCGCCGATCAGGTCATCTGCCCCGATCTGGTCGCTCTTGGCCTCAATGAAGCGGCTCATATCGACGGGGGCATTCATATCGTCATTTCCTCTTCAATGGTGCGTTCGGTGGGAATCAGGCGCGGATCGGTCGCCAGCAAATCGTGATATTCAGCCAGGCGGGCAGACAGACGCGCCTCAAACCCGGCAGCGGCTTCAAGGATCGCGGCCTGCACCTTTTCGTCGGGCCAAACGCGGATCACCGCCATCGGCAAGCCGCCCGAATAGCTGATCAGGTCAAGCCATTGCCGTTCGCTCACCAGCATCCCGGTGTGGCATTGCAGCAAGAAATCAGGCGGGCAGTCGCCGGCCAGATAGTGCGTGGTCAGCGTCTCAATCTGAAATTTCTGGCGACGGCTCTTAATCTCAATCAGGCCGCGATCTGCAACCAGCCCATCCGGTGAATAGCCCAGCGTGAAACCGTGGCGGCTGTTCGTGATGAAGCCGCACTCGGTGACGGGCGCAAACATGTCGGCGTATTTGGCACGGGCCAGGATTTCGTCGCTGTGACCGCGCAGCATGTCGTCCGTCACATAGAGCGGCTCAACGTGGCCGGTGATGCGCTGGGCCATCAACTCGAACAGGTGACTTTTTTCCTTGTCGTTGTTGGCCATCTTCAGCGTCGGCGTGATGATCAGTTTGATGTTGCTGGCGGTCAGCACTCCGCAGCGGGCGCGCAACCACTGGTCGCTGCCCTGATCAAACGCATCGTGATAAATGATGTGGTCTGGCGCGCTCACAGCATTGCCCCGATCTGTGCCAGCAAGATGCCGGCGGTAATGGTGACGGACACCCGCCAGGTGCGCGGGTGCGTGCGGATCGCAGCGGCCAGCGTCGGCCAGAAACCCGGCTCAGGGCGGCGGTCGATCAGCGCGGCGCGGCTGTCGCGTTCGTGCTGGTTGATGGCTGGCAGCCACGGGCGTGCGCGGGTGCCGGTCATGGCCGACCCTCCGTTTCAATCGGGCCGTGGTAATACCCCTCTGGGCGCTCCATCAGGACGGGGCGCATCTTCCGCGCCTCGACGCCATAGCGCCAGCCTTCAGCCGCGTCAGCATCGACTGGGCAGGCGCTGCCGCGAAACCCCAAGAACCAACCGTCATGCCAGCGGTCGCAAGCAGCTTCGTCGAAATCGTCTATCTGGGGCGCGCTCACTTGACGCGCTCCATCACATCGCGGGCAGTCATCTGCATCAGCCGTGCAGTCTGAAACCGCACCAACTCAGCCCGGCGTTCAGCCATCATCCGCAGCAGCGCGTGGGCCAGCAGATCGTCGGTGTAGGCGCGCGCCTGATCGGTGGCAGCTTCGGCTTCGGTTTCGTCGGGCGCATGATTTTGGATTTGGGCGTCGGCCTCAAACCAATCCATGCCAACGCGGCGGGCGATCTCGTTTAACAGCGCGGCGTCAATAGCCTGGTCGGACGGTTCGCCATCGCTGACCCACTGCGGGCCGCCCTTATGCGCAAGGTAATGCATTGTCTCTCTCCCTTGCCGCAGCCCATTGGACTCATGCGGCTTGGGATTATTCGTATATGCGCATACGCATACCGTCAAGCACAATTATATGCGCCTACGCATGGCGCTGCCATCGGTAGTTTCGGTTATTCTAAGCGATAGGAGCCAACGACAACTGCGATAATGCGTGTCTCAGAAACCAGCGGATCGCCGTTAAATGCATCAATCGGTGCCTGATATTCGGGGTGGCTGCTTTCAGCTACCAGCCACTTTTTGCCGTCTTCGCCTACAACCAGCTTTTTTATCGTGGCCTCGACCATGCCGTCCAAGCGCCTGCGCTCCACAATTACGCGCTTACCGTTGGCTGGCTCATTATCCAAGGCATAAACAGACACACAATCAAGCAACGTGCCAGGTGGATAGCGCAGATTCATGCTTTCGCCATCCACGCGCAATCCAAAGCGATGTGGCGACCTTACCCGCGTTGCTTCTGGGCTGCCAGTGAAGGTAAACCGATCTTCCTCGGCCCATTCCCATGCTTCATGCCACACGCCTGCTGCAACAGAACCACGCACTTCCACGCTCTCCCCCATTGGCACCGCTTGGTCAGCACGCGGTAGGCCAATGAACTCTTGGATGGAGACGCCCGCAAAGCTGGCCAGGATCGCCAAGTTTTCAGGTTCTGGCATAGAACCTGTCTCCCAGCGAGATACCGACCCCTGACTGACGCCAAACAGCTTGGCAAACTGCCCCTGCGTGAGCTGCTTGGCACGGCGTAGCCCAACTATTTTCGTGGCGACAAGTGTTGTCATACCGGTTGCGTAATCGTTGCTGCTCATATTCGCAAACTCGCTAACGCATAGGGCGTTGACATGTCTATGCGCATGCGCATAAATACGCTCCATGTTTCACGCCCGAAAAATCCGCTGCGACATCCTGAAGATAACGCAGGCCCAACTTGCCGGTTGTCTCGGTGTTGATCAGGCCGCCGTATCTCGTTGGGAGCGGGCGGAAGGTGCTGGCAGGCCCGTCAACATACGCATTCAACTCGCACTTGATGCGCTGGTTATAAAAGCCACTGGCCGGTCGATTGTTGAGCATCAGGCTGCCTTAATCGAACAGGCTGCCGCATGATCTTGAACCCGCGCGCCTCTGACCCTGCGCGCCGGTCGGGCCGGTTGAGCGACCCCCAAGGCTCCCGGCCCGTTACTTTTTGCGCCGCCGATCAGGCGGGAGCGTTTCAAGGTGTTTACGTTTTCCACTGGCAATATTTAATACACTAACGGATCAAAATCATGTGCGCTTTTAACAGTATTTTGAGCGATACTTTGCAAGCTCAAAGGCGGTTCTTTCGCCTTTGTGACTCTGCCGGGCTGTCATTTAAGGCGCTGCACTACGACACTGGCATACCAGTGGCAACGCTACAGTCGTGGGCCAAAGAGACGGCTATGCCACTGGCGGCGCTCAACCGTTTTGCCAAAGCGGGCGTCCCTGATGAGTTGGTTTCTGTCCTGACTGAGCCTGGCGGCAAGGTGATTTACCATGACGGGCCAGAGGGCGATCTGGACGCGCTAGGGGTGGAAGCCGCCGGTTACGTCAACGAGTGGGCTGCTGTTGTAGCTGGCGGCGACACTGGTGCTGACATTTGCCCAGAAGCCCGCGAGAGGCTGTTCAAGCGCCGCACGCGCCTGCTTGCTGCGGCGGGGGTGCGCTGACATGCAATGGCGTCAGTGGACACGCGACGAAATCCGCCAAGCTGTCGAAATGCGCAAAGCTGGGCTTTCTGCCGCGTACATCGCCGAGGTTGTCGGCAAATCTGAAAACACTGTGCGCGACAAGATGCGCCGCCTTGGCATTAAGCTCACGCCTGAGCAGCGTGCTGCCGTCAACGCCCGCTGTGGGATGGGTAATGCAGGGGGCATCCGCAACAACCAGTTTGCGACCGGGCCTGAAGCGGGTGGGTTGCAGACTGCCTGTGAACTTAAACTGGCCTGTGAGGCGTTTGAGCTTCTTTATTGCGATTGGGCAGAACGGCATAATCAGCCGATCTTTGGCTACCGGGCCGCCGCATGATTGGCCGCACCGCACGCCGCATGGCCATTATCGATGAGGTTGCCGCAGCGCATGATCTTACGCGCGCCGATCTGTTGAGCAATATCAAGGTGCGCCTGATCGTGCGCGCCCGCGATGAGGCCATTGCACGCCTTCGCGCCGAAACCGGGGACAGCTTGCTGCAAATAGCGGCGTTTCTGGGTCGGCCTGATCACACCAGCATTTGGGCCGCGCTTAACAGGCAGACCAAGCGGGCAAAGAACGCCGCATGGGCGCGCAAGACACACGCTGCAAACACGGAGGCGCAGGCATGATCGCGCTGCTGCCGTGGCGCTGGCAAGCGCGCATCATGAACTTCTTTGGCAAGCCGGTGTACGTCATCGCCATGTTGGTCGAGCAGCCGATTGATGACGTTGCGGCATATCTATTTCGGCGGGCCGCATGAGCCGCGCCTGGACGCCTGAACAGCTTGCCGCGCTGGAAAAGCCGGTGAAGCGCACCCGCGTGGGCAAGGCCGTCAAAGGCGGCCCAACTGAGCGCGTTATTCAGCGCGGCATCGTGAAGGGATTGCGGGCGCAGCATCTGCGCGTGATCCACATCCCTAACGGCGGCCAATACAACGGCGACAACATCGCACGGCTGCGCATGGCGATGGCGAAAAGGATGGATGGCGAGGTCGCGGGCTTTCCCGATCTGCTGGTGCTGCGTCCACTAAAGCGCGGCGGGCCAGACGTTGGGCTGCTGGAAGTCAAGCGGGCCGGCGGTGTGCTTTCTGAGCGGCAAGTGGCGACACTGGCGCACCTAGAGGCTGATGGGTTTCGGGCGGCGGTTGTCACGTCACTTGATGAGGCTTTGGCTACGATCAAGCGGTGGGGGTGGGTGTGAGCGGCTTTAGCCAGTTTCGTCCCGATCCGAGCGCCCGTGAAAGCGCACAGATCAAGCTGACCCGCGACCGGGCCAAGCTGGTGGAAGCCCGCTGCGCCTCGCACGGCGCGGATGATCTGAAGGGCTGGCTGAACGGCATCGGCGTGAACGCCTGGGGCAGCACGGATCGCAGTGAGGCGCTGGCGATTATCAAGCGCGAACTGGGCGTGACGGCGTGGCGCGATGCGCTTGATGTGGTGGTGCTGTTTTGACCGTGGCCGCCGCCTGGTATGCCGCCCGCCGCGCAATTTATAAGCGCGAGGAACGCACCGCTGTGCATGATGCGATGGCCAATGCGCTGCGCTGTGATTGGGCCGATTGGTGGTCAATGCTGCCGTTTGCGCCGATCCAAGTCGATGGGATGTGGTGGATCGCTGCTAGCGACACGCTCAACATTGACGGCGACATACTGCTGATCGACGGCGTGTCTGGCGCAATGCGCTGGGCCGACGATGACCGCGCTGTTGGCTTTTGGGGTGGCAACCGCAGCGCCGGTCATCTGCGCGTCTATGCCGATGGCTTGGCCCTTGCCCGCGCTTGGGTGGTTGAACGCCGCGCCGCCTGGTCACGCATCAAGGCCGCTGGCGAGGCACACCGCACGCCTGAAATGTTTGAACAGGCCGCGCTGCCCGGTTTTGCCATGATCGGCACACCTGAACGCATCGGTAACTTCGCCGCCATCATGGGCGCTGACAGCATTGAAATCGACACGCCAAGCCTGCGCAACCCGCTGGCCGACGCGATCTTGAGGGCCGCCAGACTGCCGGTTGTGCGCGTGCGCAAGCCGGAACTGGTGGCCGCCTGAAATGGATGATGGTGACGATATGAACGCTCATTACAGTCAATGGGGCGCAGACGCCAAGCAGCAGCCTGTTGGCGGTCTTGACCTTATCGACGTTGGAAGCTGGGAAGGCGTCACCTTGCCAGAGCGCGAGTGGGTGGTGCCTGGCTGGATTCTGCCGCGCGCTGTCACCCTAATTTCAGGCGCAGGCGGCACCGGCAAGTCGCTGCTGATCCAGCAATGGCTTTCCGCAATTGCGCTGGGCGATGGCTTTATGGGAACGCGCGGCACTGCCCCGGTGCCGGCGCTGTACGTCAACTGCGAGGATGACGCCGAAGAACTGCAACGCCGCCAAGCCGCCATTGCCAAGACGTTTAACCGGCGCATGGCATCCTATGCCGGCCAGCTTCATCTAGTCGCGCGCCTGGGCATGGACAACCCCATTGGCGTGATCGGTGATGACGGCAAGTTTAAGCCTAACCAGTTCTTTGACGATATCCGCGATGCCGCGTTACTGGTCGGCGCTAAGGTTATCGCGCTCGACAACGCCATGCAACTCTATGTCGGCAACCTCAACGATCCGCGCGAAGTGACTGTGTTCTGCAACGCACTCACCCGCTTGGCGATTGAAACCGGCGCGGCGGTGATCTTGGCTGGCCATGTCGCCAAGGCGCAGGGCAGTGAGTTTGCCGGCACGATGGCATGGGAAAACGCGGTGCGTATGCGCCTGTTTCTCAAGCGCGAACTGGATGAGAAGGGCGAGGAAGTTGAGGACAGCGACCGCCGCATTCTCACACGCGGCAAGGCCAACAGCGCCCGCAAGGGTGAGCGCCTGACCATGATCTGGCACGAGGGCGCGTTTCACGACGAGAGCAAGATTGCCGGCACTGAGGGGCGTCTGGTGCAGGAAGATGTGGCGTTCTTGCGGTGCCTGAATGCGGTCACAGAACAGCGCCGTCACGTCTCACACATGCCCGCTGCCAACTTTGCCCCCAAGGTTTTTGCCGGGATGCCGGAAGCGTCTGGCGTGTCTCGCAAGGCGCTAGAGCAGGCAATGGAACGGCTGTTTAGCAGCGGCGAAATTGTGGCCAATCAGAACTTGTGGCGCGACGAAAAGAACCGCCGCTGGGCTGTTGGGATTGCGCTCAAACCCCGCGTAAACCCTGAAAATGAGGGCGCGCAAACCCCGCGCAAACCCGAAAGGGCCGAAACGGATGTAGACGCTGTTTTTGAGGATAAAGTGGCCATGTTTCAAGCGTTTGCGCGCGATTTTTCAAGCGCGCAAACCACTGCGCAAACCCTGCACCAAACCCCGCGCAAACCCCGCGCAAACCCCGCGCAAACCCGCGCACAGACCCCCCTATATACTACGTATATATCCGGTGGGGCCGATGGCACCCCCACCGGAGAAGCAGATTACGATTTGGAAGCTGGGCCGCAGCCGTTGCCGGATGATGCTGGCTATCTCGCCGCAGTGCAGGCCGAGCTTAACGATGTGCCTTGGTATGCACCCGATGACCTGACTGAGTTTAACAACCAAGAGCCGCTGATCTGATCGCCAACCAGCTTAGGAGTTGCACCGATGCCGAAAGCCAAGCGCAAAGCCACGCCGCAGCCGATTGGCGACTTCGTTGATCAGATCAGGGCAGGGGATGGCTTTACCGATGCCCGCGTGGTGATGATGCCCGGCGAGGTAAAACGGGAGGCGCTGAACACGCGGCGCAAACTTTGCCCGGCAATGCGGTGGTCTTGGCTGTCGCTAGATCAACGGAGCATCTTGGTGCTGTTCGCCCAGGCAGCCGATGACGCGGGCTATGGCACCGTTCGCAGCGCGCTGTGTGAGCCGACGGGGGAAGGCATGGGCAACAGCGCAGAACGCTTGTTCGCACGCCGGCAGCGTTACGCTGCGATGCGCAATGCCTGCCGTGACCAGGCGGCCATGATCTTGACGTGCGAGGCGCTTGATCCGCCAGACCGCGAGACGTTCGATCAGACAGCGCAGCGGCTGTGCATTGGCAGCAGGGATGCGGCACGGTTGCGGGCGCAGATGCAGATCGGCTATGTGGCTGATGATCTGTTGGCGTGGAAGGTGATGGGTGAGCGCAGTGCCGCTTGACGCCCCGCGCGGCAGATGATAGGAAACAGCTATTGATTGTAGCTGCGCCTAGCGCACTTGATTAAGTGAAGCCCCTGCACCTCGCCCGGTGTGGGGGTTTTTCTTTAGGCTTCCCCTCACGGGGCGCTGGCCACGACACAAGCCCATAGCATCAGATGGCCAGCGATATGACCGCAGCAACCGAGCGCGTTCGTGGCAGAGCGTGGCAGCGCATCCGGCGAGAGGTGCTGATGGCCGAGCCGCTGTGCCGCATCTGTCTGGCCAGTGATCGGGTGACGGCAGCCGCTGAAGTCGATCACATCGTGCCGTTGCACCTTGGCGGTCACGCAACCTGGCGGGGCAATCTGCGGGCGCTGTGTCGTCAATGCCATGTGGACGTGACCAACGAGGCGATGGGGCATCGGGTGAAGGTCGTTGTGGGGTTAGATGGCTGGCCAGCGTGACCGGGGGGGCAAAATCTTCCCAGATTTCAAAGCCGGAAACCGGTCGGTTGCACAAAAAATAACGCTAACACAGTTTCTCGCCCATGCGCGCGGAGGGGTCATCGATGCCACGCAAGCAGAGGGTCGATAGCGCCACCGCACACGTCAAGATCGTGCAAGCGGCCAACTTGGAATTGGCCCCGCCGAAGCATGTTCCGCTGATCAAAAACGATATGCCGTTCTGGCAGACGGTGATCGCTGAAAAGCCAAAAGCTGAGTGGACGCCGCACGATCTGGAGTTTGCCGCGCACCTGGCCGCATCGATGCGCAAGCTGGGTGAGCAAGAGGCCGAGCTGGAACGCGAGGGGCCGGTTTACACAACCGCTGGTGGCAACATGGCGCAGAATCCGCGTTGCCGTGTGGTTGCCGATCTGGCCGCGCGGGTGCTGAAATATCGGCAGACGTTGGGCATTCACAACCGTGCCAAGGAAGGCGAGGCGCGTGACGTGGCCAAGCGCCGGGGGCAGGCCAAGGCGGTTGAGGCTGGCGCATCGGTTGCTGACGATCTGATTGCCCGCGCACCCGCTTTGCACTAAAACAGACGAAGCCCGGAAGCGTTGGAGCGCAACCGGGCCTCTAATCCACAACCTGTAGGAGCAGGCATGGACTACCACCGGATTTACCGCGAATTCATTGCTGACCGCAAGGCCAACTCAAGGCCGGATGGCTACACGGAACGACATCACATTTTGCCAAGGTCGCTTGGCGGTGACAATTCATCTAGCAATCTGATTGACCTGACTGCCGAGGATCACGTTTTTGCACACGTCTTGCTGGCCAAGATGCATGGCGGCGTCATGTGGGCGCCGGTCATTGCAATCTTTGGCCAGACGATAGCGCGGCGCATACCGACGCGGCGCGAAATCAGATTGTTTGCCCTAGCACGCCAGAAGTCGCGCGAGGCCATGAAGGGGGCGGGCAATCCGTTTTACGGTCGCCGGCACTCAACTGAACTGGTTGAGGCAATGCGCGATGGCACGGTTTACGAGTTGTCTGACGGCAAGCGCGTTGTTGGCGGCACCCGGCATGAGCTGGTTGAAATAACCGGAGTGGATTTGCCTAACATAGCCCGCTTGGTGGTTGGCGCGCGCAAGAATGCTAAGGGTTGGTATTCAACCGCACACAATCCTGATGGGGTCAGAGGGTCGGCCCTACGCAGCCAAATGTGTCGCAGCAAAGATGTGGTTGCGCTTTGGCATCACGACGGTAGGCGCTGGGCTGGAACACGGGTTGAGTTCCGTGAGCAGTTTGGTGCGAGGCTATACTTTCAGTCTGGCGATGGCCATGTCCAAGGTTGGTATCGCAGCGCAGAACAAGCTGCGGGGCATGAGGCAAGGGTGAAGCTAAAAGCCATTGCTGCTGCTGAGGCTCGTGGCTGCATTGCTGGAAGTCGCAATCCGATGGCTGGCGCTGACCGTCGCAAGGACGCTGCCGTGCATCTGATTGGGCCAGGCGGCGCTGAATACAAAGGATCGTTGAAGGCTTTTGCCGACAATCTCGGCATTGGCCCTTCACACTTCGCAACGGTCAAAAAAACCTTTGCGGGAAAGCGTTTTGTTGGTGGCTACCAAGTCAAAAGCTGGAAAGGCTGGCGCGCCGTCGCGTTCCGACAAGGTGATCCGCTTCATTGAGCGATACTGCCTCACGCCCGAAGGAGCAGACGTTGGCAAGCCGCTTAAACTGGCTGATTTTCAGAAGCGGTTTATCAAGGAAATTTACGACAACCCGCACGGCACCCGCCGCGCTTATTTAAGCATCGGGCGCAAAAACGGGAAGTCGGGCCTCACAGCCGCGCTGTTGCTGGCGCACCTGGTCGGGCCAGAGGCCAAACAGAACAGCCAGATTGCCAGCGGCGCGCGATCAAGAGAGCAGGCCAGCGTCATCTTTGAACTGGCCAAGAAGATGGTGATGATGTCGCCGGAACTGTCCGGCATTGTTCGCATCATCCCTTCAGGCAAGCGCCTGATCGGCTTGCCCATGAACGTTGAATACCGGGCGCTTGCGGCTGAAGGCTCTACTGCACATGGGCTTTCTTTGGCGCTGGCCCTGCTGGACGAAGTTGGCCAGATCAAAGGGCCAAAAGACGATTTCGTTGACGCTATTACCACATCGCAAGGCGCACATGACGCGCCGCTTCTGATTGCCATTTCAACGCAAGCGCCGACCGATGGCGATCTGTTTTCCATATGGCTTGATGACGCCAAAAACAGCCAGAACCCGGCGATTGTCTCGCACGTCTACAGTGCGCAGGACGATTGCGATCTGATGGACAAGGTGGCGTGGAAGGCTGCCAACCCGGCAATGGGTTTGTTTCGTTCTGAGGAAGATATTGCCGATCAGGCAGAGCGCGCGATGCGGCTGCCGTCTGAAGAAGCTACGTTCCGCGTTCTGACACTCAACCAGCGCGTCAACCCGTTCAGCCCGTTTTTGTCGCGGTCGGTTTGGGAAGCGAACAGCGCCGCGCCGGATGATGAGGCGTTCAGGTTTGGCGAAGTCTACGGCGGCCTTGATCTGTCGCAGACCACCGACTTGACCGCGTTTGTTTTGGTCGCGCGCTACAATGGCCGGTTTCACGTCAAGCCGTGGTTCTTCATGGCCGAGGGGCTGGTGCCAGAAAGGGCGCGGGCTGACCGGGTGCCGTATGATGTTTGGCATAAGCAGGGGCTGATCGAAGCCACGCCGGGCCGGGTAGTGGCGCTGGATTGGGTGGCGGCCAAGATCGCAGAGGTAACGACCGGGCTGCCGGTAAAGGCCATAGCGTTTGACCGCTGGCGGATGCCGGGCCTGATGCTTGAGATTGACCGGCTAGGGCTGGCGTTGCCGTTGCAGGAATACGGCCAGGGTTACGCCAGCATGTCGCCGGCAGTCGCGGCGCTTGAAGAGGCGGCGTTGCAGGAATTGATGCAGCACGGTGGTCATCCGGTGCTGAATATGTGCGCCGGCAATGCGGTTGCGATCCGCGACCCTGCCGGGAACAGGAAACTCGATAAGGCGCGTTCGACAGGCCGCATTGACGGCATCGTGGCGCTTGCGATGGCAATGGGAGTGGCGGCTATGAACAAGGAAGAGCCAGCCGCCAGCACGCCCATGCTGCGGGTGCTGTAATGGGATTGTTTGACGCGATCCGCGATAACGTCTGGCCAACTGTCACGGTTGCCGACAAGCAGGCGGCCCAGGCTGCCCGCGAGGCGCGCTTGATGAACGCGGTGGTGCCGAGCGGCAGCGTGTCGCGCGGTTCTGAAGTGTTTATGGCCTTCACGGGCGACATGGGCGGCGGCCTGCCCACCCTGACTGAGCAGACGGCGCAGACGGTTGCGGCGATCAATGCCTGCGTGAAGGTGATCAGCGGCGCGATTGCTGTGCTGCCGATGAACACGTTTCGCCGCCAGCAGGATGGTTCGCGCGAACAGATTTACGATGACGCACTTTGGTGGACGCTAAACGAAGAGTTTCACCCGCGCTGGAGTTCTGCGGCGGGCTGGACGTTTATGGCGCGGTCGCGGCTTCTGCACGGCGATGCGTTTGCCATCATTCAGCGCGATCCGCTGGGCCGCATCCGTCACCTGAAGCCGGTTCACCCGCGCCGCGTCGAGGTTTACGAAACGCCGCAGGATAGGCTGGTTTATGCGGTCTATCCGGTAAACGCCGCAATGGGCAGCGCCGTTGAGGTCTACGACCAGGACGACATGCTGCACGTTCCAGGCGATGGCTTTGACGGCATCCGCACACCGTCGCCGCTTCGGTACGATATGCTTGTGGCCGGCGCTGGCGCGGTGGCGACACAGGAATACGCGGCCCGGTTCTTTGCCAACGGCGCGCGGCCTGACTTCGTGATTCAATCAACTTCTGGCGCGTCACGCCTGTCTGATGAGCAGTTCATCAACCTGAAAAAGCAGATCGACGAAGCGCACGGCGGCTATGCCAGGTCGCACCGTCCAATGCTGCTGGAAGGTGGGCTTGAGTTCAAGTCAATCACAATGCCGTTTGAGGATGCCCAGTTGCTCCAGACGCGGCAGTTTCAGGTTGAGGAAATCGCCCGCATCTTTGGCGTGCCGCCGTTCATGATCGGCCACAACGAAAAAACGACAAGCTGGGGCAGCGGCGTTGAAGCGATGGGGACGGGCTTCGTCCGCTACACACTGCGCACGCACCTCCACGCCTTCACCAACGAGATCAATCGCAAGTTCTTCCGGCAAGTCAGCAAGTTTGCCGAGTTCGACACGACCGATCTTGAGCGCGCCGACACCCAAACGCTGTTCAACGCCTTCAGCGTGGCGCTGGGCGGCCAGGGCAAGCCCGGCTTCATGACCGAAAGCGAAGTGCGCCGGAAGCTCAATCTTCCTGAACTTGAAGGCGGCGAACAGATCGAGCGCGGCATGACCGCGTTGCAACAGACAGGAGCGGCCAATGCGTAAAGGGCTGATGGCCTTCTATCAGGCCAACAAGGGCAAGGGTGCGGCGCTGGCGGTGGTGCAGGCTGCGGGCGGCGTGACCATTGAGGTTTATGACGTGATCGTGGCCAGCGAGGCTGACGCAGCGTTTTTCGGCGGCGTTTCGGCACAGGCTGTGATCGCCGCAATCCGCGCTGCCGGTGACGCTGATGTGGCTCTGCGCATCAATAGCCCAGGCGGTGACGTGTTTGCCGGGGTGGCGATGGCGCAAGCCATCCGCGAGCATCAAGGCCGCGTGACGGCGCATGTTGACGGCTATGCCGCCAGCGCCGCCAGCCTACTTGTCGCTGCCGCTGACGAGGCGGTTATCTCGCCTTCTGGCATGGTGATGATCCACAAGGCGTGGACGATTGCGATGGGCAACGCCGACGACATGATGGCGACCGCTGGCCTGCTTGAAAAGATCGACGGTCAGCTAGTGGAAGCCTACCGCGAAAAGGCCGGCGACACCCAAGATTGGGCGGCGCTGATGACGGCTGAAACGTGGTTCACGGCAGCCGAGGCGGTTGAGGCCGGGCTGGTCAATCGCGTTGCCGAGAAGGCTGAAAAGAAAATGAACATGGCGTTCGATCTGAGCGCCTACGCCAATGCGCCGGCTGTGATTGCCGACGCTGAACCGCCTGCCGCTGAAGTTATCGCGCAGGCCGACCCAGAACATGAGCGCCGCCGTGCAATGGCACGTTTGGCACTCGCCACCGCTGCCTGAGCGCAAGCCGCGCAAAGCAGACCTTGCCCCGCTTCGGCGGGGTTTTTCTTAGGAGAAGCAAGACATGAGCATCCAAGCTCTCCGCGAGCAGCGCGCGGCAAAGGCAACCGCTGCAAACGAATTGGTTAACAGCACCGGCTACACGCCGGAAGCATTCGACGCTCTGATGGACGAAGTGACGGCTCTTGGCGGTCAGATCAAGCGCATCGAGCAGGCCAACGCGCTGGTGGTTGAAGCCAACACTCGCGGCAACGTGATCGAAGCTGCTGAACGCACTGCCAAGGACAAGGCATCGCCGGCTTCTGCCGTGTTTGCCAAGTGGCTGCGCAACGGTGAGCGTTCGCTGTCGGCTGAAGAAGCCGTGACGTTCTACAACACCATGTCCACCACCACCGGCAGCGAAGGCGGCTTCACCGTCCCGAGCGAAACCGCGTCCACCCTGATCGAAAGCCTGAAGGCGTTCGGCGGGATGCGCGCTGTTGCCAACGTGCTGGTGACCGCCACTGGTGCGCCGCTGTCGTTCCCGACTGCTGACGCCACCGCTGAAGTGGGCGAAATCGTGGCTGAAAACGCCACTGCGACCGCGACCGATACCGCTTTTGGGACGGTCTCGCTGCCGGTTTACAAGTACTCTTCTAAGTCTGTGGCTGTGCCGATTGAGCTGTTGCAGGACAGCAACATTGACATCGAAGCCTATGTGAACGCGCTGCTGGTGACGCGCCTTGGCCGCATCACAAACACGCACTTCACCACCGGCTCCGGCTCCTCGCAGCCGCGCGGTGTGGTGACGGGCGCTGGTTCGGGCGTAGTTGCTGCCAACAGCACCACCCAGGTGACGGCAGTGACATACGACAGCCTTGTGAACTTGGCTCACTCGGTCGATCCCGCTTATCGCGACGGCGCGCTGTTCATGATGAACGACGCAACCGTGGGCGTGCTGCGCAAGATTAAGGACGGCAGCGGTATGCCGATCTTTAACCCCGGCTATCAGCAGGGCGTCCCCGGCGGCGCTCCCGATACGCTGCTGGGCTATGGCATCCAGATCAACCAGGATGTTGCCAGCATGGCCGCGTCGGCCAAGTCGATCTTGTTCGGCAACTTCAGCCGCTACACGATCCGCGATGCGATGGGCATCACGCTTCGCCGCTTCGACGACAGCGCGTTCATGCTGAAAGGCCAAATCGGCTTCTGCGGCTGGCTGCGTTCGGGCGGCAATCTGCTGGACGCTGGCGCGGTCAAGTTCTTCCAGAACGCCGCGTCCTGATCGGCAGACCGGGGCTGGCTGACACTAGCCCCGGTCGCCACTCTTTTGGAGAAATCCCATGCAGGAAATCAAAACGGGCTACGGCCTTTCGCCCGCCGTGTTGATCGCCTCGGCGCTTTACACCGCTGATACCACGCCGGTTTCAGTGGATTGTACTGGCTATGACGGCGCGACAATCTCTCTTGCCATCGGCGTGGGCGGCATCACCTTTACCGGCACAAACAAGATTGAGTTTGTGTTGGAACATTCCAACGACGGTTCGACATGGGCTGCCGTCACCACTGCTGACATGATCGGCGTCACAATTGCCAGCGGCGGCATCATCCGCGCACTGGTGGCTGCCAAGGCCGCCGCTGACGTGGTTTTCTACCGCTACCAAGGGCCGCGCCAGTTCCTGCGCCTGACCGCCGACTTCAGCGGCACGCATGGCACCGGCACTGGCATTTCGGCGGTGCTGATCCGGGGCAACCCGGCCATTCCTGTAATTGCGTAACTTATTGGGCCGGCGTTGGAAGTGCGCCGGCCCCTTTTTTATGAGGCAACACAATGAGCGCACCTGATACTTTTGCGGCCTATGTTGACCTGGCTTACGGCCCCGCCCGCAAGGGTGCGGCAGTCACTCCGCACGCTACCAACCCTCTGAGCTTTGCTACAAAAGGGCTGATTGTTGGCGGTTCTGGCAATCTGACGGTGCGCTTTATCGATGACACGGCAGACACAGTAATTGCTGGCGTGGTTGCAGGCACGATCCTGCCGATCCGCGTGACGCATGTGCGCGTTGCCGGCACGACCGCCACCAACATTGTGGCTTTCGGCTAATGCGTTTTGGGCTGTCCTTGGCAATTGGTGCGCAAACCCGCGCATCGGGTGACGGTGGCCAGGAGCCTACGCTGGTCCTAGATTTTGTGGGCGGCAATGAGCGGTATGGGGCAACGCTCAATTTGGACTTCACCGGCCAGACATACACCGCCTTCACCGCCGATCCAGCCGGGCAAGGCTTTCCGAACTTCTGGGCTTGGAGCTAACTATGCCTTTGACCAACTACGCCTTCGCTGATTTGATCACGTTCACGCGCTCCACCACGGCTACGTTTGTGGGTAGCAATGGCCTGATCCAGTCTGCGGCGATCAACGCCCCCCGCTTCGACTTTAGCCCCGTCACGCTGGCCCCGTTGGGCTTTCTGATTGAGGAGCAGCGGGTCAACTCGGCGTTGTACTCGGAGCAATTTGACAACGCCGTATACATCAAAGTTCGCTCAAGCATCACCACTAACGCTACGACTTCACCTGATGGAACTGCAACAGCAGATAAATTGGTAGAAGATACAACCGCGACAAACACCCATTTGATCCAACTGCAAGGCGGGTTTTCATCGTTTGTTTCAGGGACTACGTATGTAATTTCTGGATACGCTAAAGCTGGCGAAAGAACCTCTGCTTCCATAAACCTGGGGACGGACGGCGGGGTTTTTGCAGGCCAAAGCGCAAACTTTGATTTCAGCACGGGCGCTATTAGCGCGCAATCTGGCGTTGCTACCTTTGCAATGACTAACGCTGGCAACGGCTGGTATCGCTGGTCTATCGCCGCTACGGCAGCAGCGTCAGGTGTCGCCTTTCTCCGTTTTTCACTTATTGGGCCATTGGGCAGTAATATCTACACCGGAGACGGCACCTCTGGCTTGTTTCTTTGGGGCAACCAACTTGAAGTCGGCGCGTTTCCCACCAGCTACATTCCCACCGTGGCTTCCACGGTCACGCGCGCGGCTGACGTGGCTGTGATATCGGGGGCAAATTTCACCCCGTGGTACAACCAGAGCGAGGGGACGATTATCGCAAGTTGGTCAACGACCGACGCTGTAGTCCCATTGGCTCTCGGCGTATTTAGTGTATCAAACGGAACAACAGCGGAGGGTATTCAAATTCGCCGCATAGCCGGCTCAAATGATGTAAGATTTATCGTAATCGACGGCGGCGCTACGCAATATTTTAGCGCAATTGCGGCGTCTTCCGGTGTAAACATAAGCGCGCTTGCATATAGAACGAACGATTTTATCGGCGCAAACAATGGGACTCTTGGAACCGCTGACACTAGCGGAACCCTTCCAACAGTTACACAAGCCGAAATTGGTTTTGGGCAAGATCTGACATATCTCAACGGTCGCCTCCGCAACGTCACCTATTACCCCACCCGTCTCACCGACGCACAGCTACAGGCACTCACCGTATGATCGACCTCTATCTCAAGACCGACACCGAAGCGGAAATGCTTGCTGCGCTGACCGCTGCGGGTGTCACCGACGAAGAAGGTTTTCCGGTCGCGGGCGTTTCGCTCGACCACATTGGGCCGTTCAGCCGCGTGACGGGCTATAGCAAAGCCAACGATAAGGCCGGTGAGCCTATCCCCATCATTGTGGATTACCCTGGCTGGCACACAAATCTGCGCGGCGACTTTACCGACGAGCAGATCGCCGCGTTGAAGCCGTTAAGCGTTCAGCCGGCAGTCCCCCACCGCGTCTGGGCGTAAAGCTGCACGGAATTAAACGGAAGGTGAGCGCATGAGTGTAGCACCGCTGACCTTGGCCGAAGCCAAGACGCATCTGCGCGTGGTTGATAGCGCAGACGACAGCTACATTACCGGCTTGATGAGCGCGTCCGCTGACATGATCGAACGCGACACGGGGCTAGTGCTGCGCCAGCGCGCGGCTAGTGTGGCGTTTGATGGCTGGTCAACCAATGGCCGACAGCGCCTGCCGTTGTGGCGCGGGCCGGTAGTGTCGGTGACGGGCGTTGCCTACGACGACGAAGCTGGCACTGAACAGGTGCTGGCGGCTAATCAGTATCGGGTGCGTAGCTTTGCCGGTGCATCGTGGATTGTGCCGGCCAATAGCGTGACGTGGCCTGCTGTAGAGCTTGGCGTTGGCACGGTGCGAGTGACGTATCAGGCCGGCTATGCCAGCAATGAAGCGGTGCCTGCCTCGCTGCGGCACGCCGCGCTGCTGCTGATTGGCCACTGGTATGAAAACCGCGAGGCCGTTGCCAGCGACAGCACGCCGGTTGACGTGCCGCTGGCCTATGACGCGCTGATCAGCCCCTATCGCGTTTTGATGGTGGCCTGATGCGTATCGGTAGGCTGCGCGACCGCGTGCGGATTGATCGCCCCGCACACACCAGCGACGGCGCGGGCGGTCAGGTGACGACCTGGGCAACCGTTGCCACGGTGTTTGCGGAACTAATGCCAACCGGCGGCGGCAAAGATTTGGAAGGTGGGCTAATCTCAATCGGCCAGCAGCGTTTCAAGCTCCGTATGCGCTACCGTGCAGACGTGCCTGTTGATTGCCGGCTAGTGTGGCTGCGCTCTGACGGCGATGCGGTTGATTTGCGGATTGATAGCATCGCCGATCCAGACGGGCGGCGGCATGAGTTGGTGGCGTTTGTGACCGCAGGCGTGCCGACCTAATGGCACGGAGCAAAAGCCAGTTTGCCACGCGGGATCGGATTCGGGTGAGGCGGCTTTTAACGGGCATCGGGCCGCAAGCGCAGCAAGAGGTTTTGGCTGCGTATCAACGGCACGCCCCGGCTATCCTAGCCCAAGCGCGCGGTGAGGTGCCGGGCCGCCCAGGCAAGTTACGGGCCGCACTGAATTACAAGATTTACCCCAAGACACTGCGCCTTCGTATCGGCCTGCTAACCAAGACGGTGCAAAAGAAGTTTTTCTATGCGCGCATTCTTGAATACGGGCGCAAGGCACAGTCGGCCACGGTAAAGCGGCGGCGGCCCGTATCGGGCGGCACGGCGCAATACATCATTCGCGTAAAGGCTATCAGCGCCACCCGCTACGATTTCGTTAGAGGCCGAGCGGTGCAGTTTATGCAGCGCACCCTTGGCGACGATCTGCGGGGCATTTTGGCCAAGGCAATCAAGCGGCTTTCCGCAGGGGGCTGATCACATGGCAAACGATCCAACTGCCGCAATCGCTGCGGCGGTTTTCGCACGCCTGGCCGGCATCACATACACCGAAGGCGGCGTGACGCTTGCGGTGCCGGTTTACCAGCGTGCGCCCGATGAAGTGCTGCCGGCAATCGTGGTTGTCGATGGCGTGGATTTGCAGCCCAGCGAGAGCAAGGACGCCACCCCGCGCCGCGCCAGTGTGAGCATCGTTACGATCTACCGTGGCCGCAGCAAGCCCAGCGCGCAGGCCATCGTGGGCAGGGTGTTCAACCTTCTGGAAGGCCACAAGCTGACAGTTGCCGGGTTTTCCGTGTCCGAGTGCAGGCTGCAAGCAAGCGGCGTTGGTGAAGAAGTGACCGATGCCAACCTTGTGCATGTTGGTCGGCAAACCTTTGATCTAATTATTCTTTAAGGAGCGTCACTCATGGCCAAGCTGTCATCTAACGATTACCGCGTTTTCATCGACACTGCGTCTGTCTTTAGCGCCGTTGGCGGCCAGATCAGCACGACTGTGGATCGCGGCGAGACTTCGTTCAGCGCCATCGACAAGGCGTCTGTCGTTGAAGTGACGGGCCGTGCGATGCGTAACTACAGCGTTGCGCTGGAATACCGCCCCGATCTGCCAGACACGGCGGGTCATTCGCGCCTCGAAACTGTTTACGCCAGCGGCGCGGCCATTGGCGTTCAAGTCCGCAAGTCACCTTTTGCCGTGGGTGACGTGGTGTTTGCCTGCTCCATGCGGGTGGCAAGCATGAACACCGGCAGCCCACTGAACGATGTGAACACGATCAACGCGGCATTCACGCCGGTTGCTGCCCCCACCACTGACACGCTGGCATAAGGAGCTTTTGCAATGGCTAAACTTTCATCAAACGAATATCGCGTGCGCGTTGACAGCGCCACGCCTGGCACCTTTGCCGAGGTCGCTGGCCAGATCA